CAAGCTCCCCATCAATCCCCTCGGTTCGACGTACCACAACTTCCCGGCGTCTGCGTTCCGGCTCAGCGATGAGCACGACGCGGACTACCGAAAGAAGACGGACGTGAGGCAAGCGTTTCAGATGCTTTCCGGTCACTTCCTGATGAAGAACCCCGTTCCCATCCCCCGTGAAGTTACGAGTGATCGTCACTACGGAATGGGGAACCGGGACCGAAATGCGTCGGCGCAGTCTAAGCCGATCGTGGTGGGAGTGAGAACGGTTTACGGACAGACCAACATGGGTAAGGCTTATGAGCTGCTGCCCGAGGGGGGCTTTCCTGCTTTTAGCAAGGAGCAGGCGAAGGCTAACATCGAGAGCAAGGTGTATGCGTCGGGAGGGATCGAATGCAGCTACAACCGCATTCTCAAGTACATGAGACCGCGGGATGCGCGCGTTACCCTCTCCGTACCAACGCACGAGGAGGTTTCGATGGCGCTGGATGCCTGTGGCTTCGGCAGGGAGGTTCTCGCGAACGCCAAGCCTCGGAGCTTAGACTTCGAGGCAGAGAATGTGGTGCGTGTTAACGCCCACTCCTCGAATGGCTTTCCGGTGAGGGGCACTCTGGCTGACGATGAGGCACTCATGCAAGTGATGCGCCTCACTCAGATGATCCAGACGGAGCTTCGACAGAAGCGGATCGACCCGGTTAACGGCCGGGCCATTCTCTTCGACACCGTCGAGCAGTGGTACAACATAACCATGGAGACGCGCCCCTGTCTGGTGATTGCCGAGGGCAAGGTCAAGAGTGACTACTATTCGTTGGAGAAAGTGCAGCAGGGGATGCTGCGCTTTTACAACGTGATTCCCAGGCAGGCGATGCTAATAATGCAGCAGGCCACCCAGAGCGCGGAGGATGTGGCTCTCAATTGCCTCTCTCCCCGGACGTCGTCCTCCTTCATCCATACGGCGAAGGGGATTACGTTTACCGGGGGGGGAGCCGATTCCATGATTTCGGTCATGGATATCGAGCTGCGAACTGAAGGCATGGCGTGGGAGCACGCAGGCGATGACACGTTCGCTGCGATATCGGACGGGCGGACCACCGCGCTGTTTTCGATCGACGCTACGAGCTTCGATCTTACGCAGCACGCGGAGGTCATGCTTCCGATTATCGACGAGATGACGGATCGCATGCGGCACATCAACGCCGACGCAGCAGAGCTA